TATGGGGGGAAGATCAAAAAGTATAAAACATAGATAAATACAGAACACAACAAACATCATGAATAACAATGCGTTAAGCCTGATTAAACAGATTGCAGTCGCAAATCGAAAAGTATAACTGACTTGAATTTGAGTTGAAAAAAATGCCTGTTGTTTAAGCGAGTTTGAACGGCGTTTTTAATTAAGGCTTAAGAAAGGATACAAAAATAGCGTTTGAATTTGGAATAAACCATTTTCAAACGCCGTTTTTTTATTTGTTGCTTGCCAGGGCTCGGATTTCTCGGCTTATTTGTTGAAGCTGGTTGACAACGTCATCATATTTATCTTCCAGTTGGCTTACCTTATTATAGTATGTTGCGTGAATATTAGGCATCTTAGCGCTTATATACCACTCTGCATGCCAAATTGTATTAAGTTCGTTCTCCATCAGGTTAAAGTTAGGATAACGCTGGACATCGGCGCTGTCGGACATACAGACAACAAATCCATGTTCCGAAAGTCTGTTTTTCAATCGTTTTACAAAGGTTCTTCCAGCCACTTCGGACACAACATATACATGCCCATCGTGTATATCACACCATTCTGAACGATCTAGCAAGCGTATGATCAAATACCCTCCATCTTGCAATGTTGGTACCATGCTTTCTCCCTTAATACGTACACAAAGATGCGGCTGGCCTCCTTTCACCATCGAGCGAGGCATACGGATACAATCAATCTCACTTAGCTGATCAGGGTTGTAAAACCCACTACCGGCGGCCACGGATATATCAACAACAGGTATGGCTACCATTTCCGATTCGTCCTCCACGGGAACCGGCACTTCAATAATATTTGTACCTGTTGTTTTGCCACTATTGGGCATAAAAAAAGGTGTTAGGTTACCATTTGGGTTACCTTCCAAATCATCTTTATTTATACCATTCGTTTTACCAGTTTCTGAGGGTAAAATATGATTAACCTTACATTCATCCTTACAATTTACCTTACAATTGTTTTGATCAGAAAGTTGAGGCATAAGAATAGGCAAATCTCTTTCATCAGAATTTATCATTTGAAACACTACACCGATATTAATGTGAAATATATTCGCAATATCATTCAACAAAGCTATACTAGGAGTATTTCGTCCTATCTCCATTTGAGAAAGATTAGACCTTGTCATGCCAAGTTTATTCGCAAAATCTTCTTGCGACAATCCTGTAAACTTTCTTATAGACTTGATAATCAGATGAAGTTCCATAATTATTAATGCTTGTGTGAAAAATATTCGCATTTTTCTTGTTTTGCGAACAAATGTAACATATCTTTGTGCCAATGAAACGAACAAAAGTAATCATTAGATATGAATACACAAGAAATTATAAATGAATTAACAAAATATGATCGGTGGATAATCCGTGATACTCTGAGAATGAGGTATAGTATCCGGTATATCGATTATATGTTTGACAATCGACGAAAAAGGACAGCATTGTTCAAACGGACTGTCAGGACCTACTGGAAAAGTAAACAGGAGTTGTCAGAGAAACTGGATAAATTAATGGATACATTTAATAATAAGGAGGAATTAGTATGATTAAAAAAGTAACAAAACAGATTATTGGTGAATATCGTTCATTACGATATCCAGAAGGAAGAAAAACTAGTCTTGGTAGAATAGAAGAATACCGTTTTTTAGGTATCCTTCTATTCAAAGAAGTCTTTTATTATCCAGAGTATTACGGAGTTGATGGTTAATCATCCTTCTTGGGTAATCTGATTTCCCTCATGATTGAAAAGGCTTCATAATCAAGATTTTGCAAAATATCCACTGTACTTGTGCTTTTATGCCGCTTGGAAAGGGCATTTTCAATTTCGATAACCTTTTTCATTGTTGCAACTTGATACGCAAGAAGTCTTTTGTAATCGTCTTCATTAATTTCCATGATTTTGAATTTTATGTTTTGCGCCTAAATGTAGGCATAATAACCACAACCTCCAACTATCCCGCCATGAAAGTTTAAGGCTTGCAGGTGTCGGAGCGAGACCGACGGCGGGACTACTAGATTAATATTAAAACTTACTGATATGCTTAGAGATTGTAAAAAATGGCGCCGATGCGTGTGCCGGGCACATCTGGCTACAGAATATAGTGCTCAGAGAGCAATTTGGACGATTATTGCCGAATATGGCAATGAGACGGCCGAACGCTTGGATAAATCCACCCTTGTTGAGATGGTTCACAAATTAATGATTGAAAATGGTCTTGACACACGTCGTATAGATGCCGACTGTGCCGTTGAAGACTGGTATGGGGAGGCTGTGATATGAAAGTCCTCATGCTGACACTGACTGCCCCATTCATGATGATGTTCCTGCTGGCAGGAATACAGACTATAGAATGGTGCCTGGACAGAGGTACTCCAGTGCCCTGGCAAGCCTACGGCATACTTGTCGTTGTAGCCATCTGGTGTATACTGGCTGCCAATGTACAACGGGGAGATTGGGAGAAATGGAACCGTGCTTTTAGTAAGAAATCAAAAAACAAATAATCAAGATTGGTTTAGGTTTGAATCGGTACGCGGCCCGCGGTACGAGGGCATCCCGGATAACTCAGGCAGGTAGAGTACGGCGTTTGGCTATTGTCAAACGCTATGGTGTCCCAGGTTCGAATCCTGGTCCGGGAACTAAATAAAAATTGAAAAACGATGCCGGAATATAGAAACATACCAAAAGAAGCGCTTTGCTACTCAACAGTGGCAAAACCGGGAGAACGGACATTGTGTGTAACAGTGTCAGAAATGGTGAAATGTGGGGTGTCAGAAAACTTTTTATATAGAGTCACTGCTGGTCAACGCAATGGAGAATTATCTTGTTGGTCCCATCATAAAGAAGGTAAAACCGTTTACCTGCACTATGCCGGTCTGAAAGCTAACTACCAAGCTACGATACAGACCGTGTTACTAGGAAAACTGACTCCTGAAGAATGGTATAACCGTAACGGTCGTGCGGATGAGATATTGAAACATCTGCAACCTTACCTGTTCCTATCGGCAAAAGATGAAATGTATTTCGATAAGGCGACATATCCCAATGGGGGTAAATTACCTATCGAAGTACAGGAAAAAGGCCGCGAAGCATGTCGCTGGTTGTCTTTCTTCGTTCTGTTCAGCAAAAAAGCTGATGTCAAGAAGCTGGGATATGAAACGTCGAAAGAATTGTACGACGATGTTGTCTTCCTGATCAAGAATCGGGGAATCCAGTTACCGACTGCGTATTGCAAATTGCGGTTAAAAATCAGGGAATATATGCAGCAAGGACCATCCTGCTGCCTTGATCTTCGCGGTCAGGGAAATAAGAATGCAGCAAAGGTATATAATGAAGAACAAACAGCCGTACTCCGGACTATTTGCGGACGTGGCGCCAGCTATAACAGTCAACAGGTTGCAGATATGTATAATATGATAGCAGAAACCCGTGGCTGGGATAAAATCAGTCGCCGTAGCGCTCTGAATTATATGAATGAATATCATTTGATTGTGAAAGCCGGTAGAGATGGTTCGGAAGCCTTCCGCAATAAACTGTCTATGCAGATCAGACGTAAACGACCGACTGAGGCTATGTCTTTTTGGTCGTTAGACGGTTGGACTGTTGAACTATATTATCAAAAAGAGGTAAAAGACAATAAAGGAAAAGTTATCCGTACTTACCAGAATCGGCTTACTGCTGTAGTTGTATTGGATGCTACCTGCGATTACCCGGTTGGGTATGCCATCGGTGAATGTGAAAGCGTATCCTTGATACAGGCAGCTGTAAAGAATGCCATCGATCATTGCCATGATACATTAGGGAACAGGTATCGTCCGTATCAGATACAAAGTGACCATTATGGTATTAAATCAATGGGGACGATCTATCAGGATACAGCAGAATATTTCACACCAGCACGTGTAAAAAATGCCAAATCGAAGCCGATAGAACGGTACTTTCTATATCTAAACCGTGAATATTGTCAGAAACGATTCGGAAATTACAACTGGAGTGGGCATGGTATCACTGCCAGGAAATCCAGTCAACCTAATATTGACCTGTTGAACTATAACAAAACTCATTTTCCTGATAAAGATGGTGTTATTAATCAAATTCACTTGATTATATCAGAAGAACGAAAGAAAAAACAGGGAACCTGGTTGGATGCCTGGAACCGTATGCCTGCTGAAGATCGTCTCCTAATGGACCGGGAAACTTATTTGCTTCGCTTTGGTTTCCGAAACGAACGAACCAAACGCTTGGAAGCCGGTTGTCTTGAACCTACAATCCTGGGCGAAAAACGGTCATACGACACATTTGATCTGAATTTCCGTAAAAATCCACTGCAAAGCTGGACTGTGATCTATGATGATCGTGACCTTAGTTCTATTTTAGTCGTGGATGAAACCGAAAAACAGAGATTTTTGTTGGATGCCGTATATGAACAGCCGATGGCTCTACGTGATCGCAAACCGGGAGATTTTGAGGCTCTCCGTAAAGTAGACGAATATAATAAACAGGTACTGGAACCTGCTGTAATAAATACTATTACTGACGATGCAGATATCATAAGTCGTATGTTTGAACAGACACCAGAACTGGAAGGAAAACAGGCGTATACCATGCTTACTGACAGTCGGGGCCAGCAAAAAGCCTATCTGCAACACTCTTCCCTTATCAAATCAGAAGAGGACCTGATCTCAGAAATCGAAGAAAAACTGGCTTTAAACAGCATTAAATCACAGGTTAAACAACAGCGTAAAGAAGAGCGACAGGAGAAAAAGCAAGCTGAAATGGCTTATGACTCATACTTAGATAACAAATTAGACATAAATAAATTAAGAAACTTATGACACAACAAGAAAAACAATCCATTATGGATGCTGCCCGCGCTTACATGAGCGAAAAGGAGATATCTCAAAACGAGTTATGTTCCCGGTCGGGGGTGAATCCATCGTACATGGTCAATATGATGAAAGGTGATTTTACCTTTATCAATACCCGCAATGGCAATGCTAGTGAGATCAAGGATATCTATTTCCTGAAGCTGGCTCAGGCAATCGGTATTTCCTTAAAAAAGGAATACTGGCCAATGGTAGAAACACCACAATTGCGTGATATCTATGCGGCTTTACTGGATGCCAAAGAGGAAAGCAAAACCCGGATGATTATCGGTGAAACAGGATGCGGTAAGACCTACACGTTGAACCGTTTTGCCGGGGCTTATCCCAAAGGTACATATATTGTTACTTGTAGCAAAATAGACCGCCTGAACGATTTGATACGCAAAATACAGGTTGCCATTGGAAAAGATTTCACCGGAACAGGATCGCAACGCATCGATCGAATCAGTGTTGAATTGAGTCGCCGATATGATGCCGGAATGAAACCTGTCTTGATCTTCGACGAAGCTGAATATTTGTCCATGTCTGGTTTATTGGGCGTAAAAACGATTTATGACTACCTGAAAGATATGTGTGGTATCGTCTTCATCGGTACTGACGATTTACTGAATAACCTGGAACACACATTGCATAAGCCTGGTATGAAACAGTTTTACAGCCGTTTCAAAGTCGGTAAGCGCGTTGTCCGCTCCATTGACCGCGATTATTCCACCTTCCTCAAAGGACGCGGATTCGATAAGGAATTGATCAATGAACTGAAGAAAGAAGCCTCCAACTACCGTGAGTTATCGGACTACCTGATCCCGGCACTGAAAGAAGCTGACCGCCTAGGCGTAACACTTACAGCTGAATTATTCAAGTCAATGAACTATTTACAAAACAGATAATATCATGATCAAGTACAAGAACATTTTAAAAACAGCCAATCCGATCAATAAGAAGAGCGGTAATCAAGCACAAATTGTAACAAGCGGCATGTGTACAACCAAAGATATTGCCATAGAAATTGAAAGGCTATTAGGGATTCCATCAATCCGGTCGATGAGTGTATTAGATGCAGCTTGCCAGATCATTGTACAGATGATCATGGACGGGAAGGTTATCAATCTTGAAGAATTAGGCTTTCTGAAAGCTCACCTGGCTTTTGAGGACGAAAAGCCTGTTGCCAAAAAGGTTCTGTTCCTAACAAACAAAAAACTGCGTGACACATTGAAAACAGCCTCCTTTGAAGAGGTTGAAGAATAATCCCGAACGGTTATCGTGAGGCGGTTCGATTCCGCCTCCGGGAGCACAAACAAACACTAATATTAATCATTATGGCAACACAAAAGAAAACAAAAAAGCCCGTTTCACACGCTCTTTTCTGGACGCTCATTAAAGAAACTCCGGGGTATAAGGATGCCTACAAAGACGTGATCAAGGAAGGTCTGGTCAATCAGCACAGTGGTGGCAAAACTTGCTCCCTGTCTGAGATGTATCGGAAATATCCGGCAGAATACAGTAACATGCTGGAAGCGATGAAAGGCAATGCCGAACAACGTCTGGCGCGCTATGAAGAGGCTCGCGATAAAGCAGCAAAGCGCGTGATTGCGGCTATTTGTACGTGGCTGGATAAGATTGGGTATAAGTTTGAAACACGTAATGACAAAATCCGCTATGTACTCTCAATAGCCTGTCGGGCTGCCAACTGTGCAAATTTTAATGCGATACCGGAAAGTAAGCTGGTCGCTATTTATAACCTGTACTGCAACAAGAACAGTGTCAACATTGAGTATCCGGCTTTAGATTACACAATCTCAAAGAATTAATATAATGATTTACACCGATCGTAAATACAACAAGACACAGAAACTCACCCGGCAGGAACAGATCGAACAGCTAGAAAAACAGCATGATGAGTTGGCGGATCAGATGTATGAGCATCCGGCAATGTGCACACTGGAAAATATCAACCGCCTTAATGGTCTCGCCTCTCAGATCGAGATCATGAAAGGTAATAAGATAATCAATTTTTAATCATTTAAATAACAAACAACCTATGGCAACAAAAAAAGAACAGAGACAGGAACAAAGTATCGAACAGATGGCAACCGATTATAAAGAAATCATGTTGCAGATCAAAGATTTGGAAAAGAAAGCTGCTCCACACAAAAAGGCGTTGACAGAGTACGCGAAAAACATTGGCGTGTTATCGTTGGAAATTGGTGGCGTAACGTTGGAGAAAAGGGTTACTCCGAAAGGCACAATCGATCAGGACCAGGTTACTCCGGATTGGTTGTATCGTATGCAACGTGACGGCTTCGCCGGAATGTTAAGCCTGGGGATTAATTACAAGGCTGTGCAGGCCGGATTGCCTGATAATATCCTGGAGGACTATCTGGCCGAAGTTGGTTTCACAGAAAAAGAAAGTACGACCTATGCAATCCGGCTCTGAGTACACAGTAGAACGTCGGGGCGGTAAATACTATCTGTACCGTCCCGACGGCTCAAAGTTTCCCGGTCAGGAAGCCTTTTTATATGACCGGGAACAGGTTGCAAAGCTTTACCAGTTGGCGGCTCAACTAAACAATAAGGCCGCCCAATTATCCTGAATGTTTTTTGAGATGGGGTTCGATTCCCCATCCGGGAGCAAATCACTTTAAATAATACGAATATGACAAAAGATAAATGGAAAAAGGTCGAAGACTGGTGGGGAACCGGTTACAGCTCGATCAAAATGAAAGTAGACGGATATGATATCCAGCTGGATAATAACATCGACAAAAAAAAGATGATTGTCGAAGTTGTGATCTACGTGGACGGATATATCAAAGGTACCTATTCTACTGTCGGAAATGAGATCGGCGATCGCTTTTGGAACAGGGTGAAGAAACCTTTGTATACTCCCAAACAACTAAAAGAGCGTGCTAAACTATGGGGAAAACGCAGCAAGGAGGCTCAACAAAAGCATTTCGAATATAATATCCCTTACTGGCGTTCCTTCAGGGCATTCAAGAAGCATATTACCAGTCATAATAAGGATATCAGTCTTGTAACGACAAACACATTTAATGCTGATGGGACGGATGCTTAAAAATATCCTGATCCGTGATCTGACGGATCAGGATAATGAAACTCTCCGGGCGATAATGAAAGAAACAAGTTGTTTTCAGGCATCGAAAGCAATCATGCGGGCCGCTTATTCCTTTCTCCGCATGTCTGTTCTGGCAAAGCAGCAGGGCGAACGGATTAAGGAACTGGAAGCCGAGAACCACGTACTCCGACGCAATGCTACGCAGATCGTCGAGTATAGTAAGAAACTGGACTTAGTGTTATCAAAAACACGTAAGTAATACGTAAATGAAAATCAAACAGACCTTTTTGATATCAATAATCAATAAAACATACAATCATGAACAGATTAAAAGCCGAAGATGCCCATAAGCTGGCAAAAGAAAATTCAGTCGTGATCCAAAATGAATTGGACAGGATCAATGAAATGATAGTCCAATCAGCCAAAGAAGGACGTTTCCAATTGAATTATACGTCCGAAACCTCTGCTATTAACCTGATAACTCCTGTTCAAGAACAGTTATCCGAAATGGGATATAAAGTTCAAAGTTTCAGTTTGAAAAATATCAGTTTAACAATAATGTGGTGATAAAAAAGCACAAAATGAGTAAGAAACAAACATATGATATGGTTCAAGCAAATATCATGTTTCCTGATATGTCTAATACATTCGCTGATTTTTTCTGTGGTTGTGGTGGTCTGTCTTTGGGATTCATTCAAGCGGGATTGAAATGCATCTCTGCTATGGATATTGCTCATGAGGCTATATCGACATATTGGTATAACCTTTGTTATAAAGGTTGGAGCCATTTGTATGTTCCTGAGACGACTACTCAACAGCAAATGAAGAAGTTTACGAAATATATGGGAGATGGTACAACAGGAAATTGGCTTTTTAAAAATGGAATTCCGGATAATTGGTTGTCCGTATCTAATCCAATGCCATGTTTGAATCTCTTTTTGTGGAGTATATTAGATTTGGAACCTGAAGAGTGGATGGATATAATCGGTGTTCGCCCAGGTGACATACGGATATTTGCCGGTGGTCCTCCATGCCAGGGTTTCAGTACTGCAAATACTTCCAGGAATGAATACGATAAAAGAAATCAGCTACCATTGCGATATATTCATTACGCGAAGATTTGTAAACCGGAAGTTGTATTTATGGAAAATGTACCAGGTCTACTATCACTGGGTAAGAAAAAAGGAGAAAAAGAGGGACCTTTCGTTCGTTGGATTCGTGAAGCATTTGATGAAGCAGGCTATGAGATGGACTATCAAGTACATGACGCCGCTGACTATGGAGTTCCACAAAGGCGCAAAAGAGTAATATTCTTGGCTCATAGGAAAGATGCGCCTCATTGGCGTAACTTCCATATGGAAAAAGAATATGGAAAGGATGAGATGCCTTGGGTTCATACAATAGAAGCTATTGGAGAATTGCCGCCATTACAAGCAGGTGAATGTTGGGGTATAAAAGGCAAGAATGCTGTGATGCATCCTTACGGTTACAATAAAAAGGATGGTTATGTCATTTGTCCCTCATGCTTAAAATACAATCTTCAGGAAAGAAAGAATTGTCATCATTGTAATTATGATCTGACGAACCCAATAACAGGAGGAGTTATTCGATTGCCAGGATTGGGTACTCTTATCGATACGAAAGTAGATGTTGACAATACAATGTTGAGAAAAGCATTTTTAGAAAAGTAATTGAGCCTTGGGCGGCTTTGTAAAACCCACAAAAAGATTATGGAAGCTCTATTTAAAATGAATATTGATTGCGGAAGAATGGGCAATCTTGAAAGTGTTTTTGTTGCTGAAAAAGAGGATATTGATTACATGATCAAGAACAAAGTCGGTATCTATTTTGGTGAAGTTCTTGGAAAACATTCAGAGATACTCGGTTCTCTTGATTCTGATGAAATAAAACTGATTACGACTGATGAAAATGTGATCAATGTATTCAAAGAAAACGACATTGAATGTGGTTATAATCCGTTGACACAAATGCTGAGTGTCGGTGATACTGACAATTTTGAAGAGTCCGAAGATTCTCCAATCGAATGGAGTAATTGTATGGTGCAGGAATACATTGATTTTAAAAGGAAAGGAACTATTCCTGAATACTACAAAGAGGAATATCTAGCCTGGGTGAAAAATAATTCAAATAAGTCATGAACTACCATTATAAAAAAGAGTTTGCTCCAGTCCTGCGCGATGGCACAAAGAAACATACGATCCGCTCGAAAGCGATAGCGACTGGTAGAGCATTGAAACATATCATTTATCCTTATCAGCGTGATAAACGGGAATGTGTGTTGGAAAATGTTTGCCTTTGTACACAGAATATCGAAATAAAGCCTGGAGTCGAATGTATTAATGACGGAAAAGTCTGGATCGAAGGGCGGTTGTTGAATATTGAAGAAATGCAACAACTTGCATGGAACGATGGTTTCCCCTCTCTTCTTTCTTTTTGGTTGTACTTTAAGGATGCGTTTAAAGGTCATATTATTCATTGGACTGTTTTGAAATATTGACTAATAGTTATTCATTTTCAAAACTATTTATAAATTCAATAAACTCATTAATTTGACTATTTTTTAAAAAAGAACAAAGAAAAAGTGATAGTTGAATTTCAAATTCAGGCGAAGCTATTTTTAATATAGCCTCAAATTGATGCTTAAAATTTTCAGAATCTTCAATGTTAAACTTTTTACAAAAAAGTTGTATGTACAATAAAATACAATCATTGCTCATATTTTTAAATTTTGTAAGTGTAAAAACTGTAGTAGACATAATTGCAATTTTATAATGATGAATAAAGGTATATTTTTTGAGATGATAGTTCAATTTATGAAAAAAACACCCGGCAAGTTTTGTGCTTGCCGGAACTAATTTCCCCAATTTGATAATACAATAAAACATGAAAAGTATTACAAGATTGAGGAGGATTTTACCGTACTGTTATACTGGAATGACTCCAACCTTGCACCTCTTTAATATCATTATCATTTTCTATATTGGGCAGTTCCAACAATGCTCTAAGTTCATTAAAAGATTCTTTGACTTCGATAAATGTACGATTAGGGTGGTTTAAACCTATTATCACTTCTTTACATTCTCGTTTAACATATACTATGTGAGAAGCATTGATAATTACTTTTTGATCATCTTTCTGTGTCAATTCTAAAAACTGGCTCATATTGTTTAATTTTAAGGGTTAATAATAAAATATATTTAGCAAAAATTGTGCCAGTTTGAAATATTGACAAAAAGACAGGTATTAGAAATAGTTTCATATCACGAAAGATGTGAAATAAAATATCGCTTATATGTTTACAAACATGTAAGCGATTGTTTTTCATGGCTAGTAAAAGGGTACATTTGAGAATTGTAATACATTTTAAATTTTAAGGCTATGTATGTATATGTTTTAACACCAGTCGATTGTCCCGAGATAATGATGACACTCGAAGAGTTTACAGATCATCTTAATGATCCTGATTATTTTCCTTTAGTGACTAAAGAACGGGTAAAAGAAGAAGTTGTAATAGCTAAAGAATTATTTACTAATGCAGGATGGGAAGGTGATGGAACTATGAGAATCATGTGGATACCCCCATTTATCAAAGGAGGGACAAGTGATACTTGGGGCGATTTTGCCTACTTTATTAAACAGAGTAACAATGGTATATGTTATGTTTGTACTCATCATCCAATTCCTATTGAAGAAAGCTGTGATTTGAGATAAACACAAAGCCCGGAGGCATGACCTTCGGGCTTTATTTTTTGTCGGGATTTAGGGTTCGCCCAGGTGGGTAACTATAATTTCCACCTGGCGAGGGGTCAGAAGTTTTTGTCCGGAATGGTAACCGGCTTCGGTTAACTTCGCGTGGAGTTGGTTGTTCTTCATCCACTTTTTCAGTTGGGCACTGGCACTCGGCGGGGTGTTCCCGGGGAAATAAAGCTGGGCCAGTTCTTGCAGGCCGTATGACCTGATAACAAAGTTGTCCATTTCGTAGGGTATTGATTAGATTGTAAATGTAAGGGATAAAATAATAGGGTACAACCTTTTTCGAAAAAGGATGCACCCTATTTTAAAATAGCATGTATGCTACCCGTCTACTCGATCTCCGGACGGTCGCTACCACCCCCGGCATTGCCAGCATCGGCCTCCTTTCCCGCTTCCTTTTCGAAAGCGGTCAACTGACGGGTTTCACGTAGTTTGCTTCCAGGGCTGAAAACAATCTTCGGCTGCTTGATCAGCGAAGTGTTGAAATCCTTTTCCGTTAGTGATCCGGTACTGCCTACCGCCAGACGGAAGTTACCTATCTCACCGAACTGGACGATACGGCCAGCTCGAAGATGTTTGTCCAACATGTAGTTCATACGGTCGAGTACCGCTTTTACATCGGCTGATGTCAGCGTACAGGTTTCAGCGATATCGTTGCAAAGTTCGGTAAACGGTACATAACCGTTGTTTACAGCCTGGGCGTAGAACTTTTTCGGGTTCTCTTTGTTGTCTTTTCCCAGGTTCTTTCGTTCGATCAGTTTAAATTTCTGTGCCATAATATAAATAATGTGTTAATTAGATAATATGCCAATGTGCCAATTAAGTTGCCATTGACAGTGCAAAGGTGGGATAGATTGAGATCACGGATTTGGCAAACAACGGGATAAGTAAAGAAAAACAGCGAAACATTTGTATTCTATTACCTGCACGGATAATTTTGTAACAGGTTATTCGTTTCGTAGGCAGTTTGGGTATGGCATATAATAACAGGAACACATTATTACGTATGGTGGAGATTCAGAACCTTGTTCTGGAACGCAAACGGCATGGCATAACACAGCTACATGTATACGAAACAGAAGTTTATCCGAAATACTTTATATCTTACGCTACATTTAATAGGTATCTATCCTATCCGGCCAAACATGAACTGAAGTATGGCCGGAGGAAAGAAGAAGACAAACGTCAATTGTCGCTATTCTAGGATGGCCGACGTTGTAAAATCAACGAACGTAATAAGGAAACCTTTATACTTATGATAGTGTTGCCATCCTGAAGGTACCAAACTGGTTGTTTTACTTTGCCGCATACGTAGTTGTTTCCCGTTCAACGTATCCAGAACCTGTTCGGCAATTATTTCATGTTCCTGAATAATATCGTCGGATATGGAACTATCCTGCCCGGCTACAACAGCGCTGGCGATATGAATACGTAAAGCGGCATTCGCTTTACAGGCTGTCCCGGCGATCTGATCGAGCGGGATGCGTTCCGGAAATTCCACATAAGCAATTGGTGAAACGTAAATTGTTCCTTCGTATTGCGCGTTATACCATTGGATAGCTTTTAATCCTTGTACAGTTTTCAACTGTTCACGTACAGAATCGAATGTTTCGTAAAGCATATTCAGAATTTTTTAATGAGTTTATCTATTTCTTTTTCGAATTTGGCTTGTATCTTTTGCTCCAGCTTTTCGGACGGGCCGATGAACTGGCGCTGGGGCATGGTGAAGCCGGGAGGACGACCGGCACGTAACCCGTCGTTGTGCACCTGAGCATAAGGCTTATCGACAACGATCGTTACTTTGCCGGGAGCTAGTTCGCTTGTGATACTGTTTGCCATGTGCGTACCTTTTGTGTCGCTGGCGTGCGAGATCAGGAGGGCACGGCCCTGGTTCTTGGCTTTCCATTTCTCCAGCGTTTTGCCGGTAATCGGTTTGCCTTTTCGTTTGGGTATCTTTCGGGCAGGCCATTTGACCAGACTTTTATCGGTGAAACCCTGATACACGAAGCTGTTCTGGAAGTGGTTCAGGGCTTCCGTTTCGACGATCCGGAGGGCATCTTCCTGGACAAACTTCTGGAAGGTACTGATCAGGGCCTCCGAAGGGCCTGTTAAATTTTCGTTCATCTCTTTGTTTTTCTAGTTTATACTTGTATATTTGTGTCATGCTTCAGTACCCCTGAAGACAGGGACGTGTTACGCTTCGGGCGGCTCGTACCAGTCCGCCCCGGCCCTAATGCCGGGGCGATGTATTTTTAGAGAGTATGAATCAGCTTTTCTTCTCCGGTAACAAAATAAAGGACCTTAATATTCCGTCGTTTAAGCGCATTCAATTCGTTACGCATCTGTTCGCTCATACTGTCTATCTGGAATAATACACATTCGGCTCCCTGCTTCTCTACGGCTTTACGGGCATATTTCACGACATTGTTATGACTCGATACACGTTTAAGATCGGCCTTCAATCCATCGATCAGGATATCCGGAGAAGAGACACCGGGTTGTTCCGCCTGATGTTCCACCCGGTAACCGGCACGGGCAAAAGTACGGCACATAGCTTCTTCCTTTTCATATTTAAGCCGTTCGTTCTTACTTGCTTTCGCGGCTTTACGGCGATCCTGATGTGTTGCCAGAAAACCACCATTTGTGCCGTTGAAATAATCTTTTTGCCATTCCATACCTAAAGCGACGTATTCATCCCATGATTTTCGTATATCTTCTGCCGGACTGATATTTTGCCGTACAAAGGCATATAAACGGTCTATTTCTTTTTCCGTCATACCTCTATAATAAGGATGAGAAAGATCGAATATCTGTGCAGTCTTGCCAACGTTAGTCTGGAACATTTCGGGTACAACCGGAACACCCGGTGGCATACGTACCGGATCGTCGGTCGGCTGAACGGTGCAACGGCAGTTCCAGTCGTTAGGTGGGTAGTATTTATTCCAGAACGGATGATCGATCGGGATTACATAACCGTGCAGTTCGGCATGAGAGTGGCGGGTACGTTCGTCCTGAACAGCGATATAACGCAGGTTCGGGTACAGGTCGGCGTTACGTTCGTAGTCCTGCCATTTGTGAGCGGCTTTGGCGGCGGCATGCGCCTGGTTGAACTCTGTCTGTAACCAACGTTGGTTATATTTCTCGCAGACGCGCATGGCATCCCGGCGAAACTCCTCCCAGGTCTTGGCGGTACCATCATCATTCACTAATAATTTGTGAACGTCTTTGATCTCCCGGTTGCATTTGAAGGCATCGAATACGGCTGTGTTATACCGGAGGTTCTGAAAGAAAGCCCAATCCGTTCCGCCCCATTCGACACCGGTTTTGCCGTAACCGTCAGTCAGGGCGTCCGACATTTGTTTATATTCGTGTTCCCAGATTTCCGGTGATATCCCTGTCGGACGTTTGGTTTTGAATAACCGTTTCAGCATAAAGTCTACAACACTTTCGCTGAAATCGATATCCCGGTATCCGACCAACGACAGAAACGGGATCAATGATCCTGCATACTCATAAGCCAGGCGGGAAGCCGGTTGTCGTTTTTTTTTTCGTCGGTTTCCTCAGGAGATTCGGGTTTACCGGATTGTTTCGGTGTGTCTGAACTCCCTTCCGCTTTGCGTTTCAAAGCGGAGAAACAGAAAGAAGTTTTATCTGTGATCGGATAGCCGTGATATTGAAGGAAGGGCAACAGTTTATAGTTGACGATATCCTGAACACGCTTCAGGCGGGCTTCAGTGAATTTGTCCAGGACACGTTCGTGTACTTCTGCAGAACCGACAAAGGATTTTTCGTCACTTGTACCGGTTTGCCCGTTCATTAGCTTGGCAATCTGGTCGTCGCAAAACAATGCCATATCCTTAAAGTTCTCTGCGCTGGCACGGCTGGCTATCTGTACAATGTTTACTTCTTCTTCTATATCGCGAACCATCCAGCCATTTGATCCGAAATTTGCTGCCATTTCTGTTTTTTCTCTGACTTCTTCCTCATTATTGGTGTCGATGGCAAAGTCAAGAAGCGGCTTACCAAACCGTTCATTATATTCTGACCAGTCAGAGCGGGCAAAAGTTTTCCAGATCACTTCACGGGTAATACTTTCCAGTTTACCGGGATTATCCGGATCACCCAAAGGAAGTAAAAAAAAGTCGTATTCGTTTCCTTCATACGAAATTCCTTCCCGGTCAGTCGGGTTGATTACGATCTGTCTTTCAAAAGGACGTACATGTTTACGGGGAAATACTTTCACATCGGTAAACTCTCCTTTTTCGTCCTGTTCCTGAAATTCAGCAAGGGTATATTCCCAGAAATCGGTATACATCGCTATTGTAATGAAATGGGTGAACCAGGGTCGTTCAAAAAGTTTCGTTTTCTTTTTGTCCATGGTTTCACCTTCCAGCACTTCAAACGGTTCAGTGATCAGGTATGATTCAGCTTTTTCACGTTCGGCAATTACCTGGCTATCCTTCCAGGAGTTTTCGTACATAGTCAGCAGGTCGGTTCGATCGGAGTTGACCGGATCAAGCGCATTTTCTACTGCTTTGGTCAGATTGCCGATCTCCATTTTTACTCGGTCAAGGGGCTGCTTAACCAAAGACTTCGATTTTCGGCCGGTCTTTTTTATGCCCTTTTTAGGGGGTGTTTTTTTATTTGTTGGGGTTGATGCCTTCATATCCTTTAAAGTTTAAATTTCGGAAGTTTAAACGGCGTTTAAACGGTCACTCGAATGGGTTATGACTTCGCTTCGGACTAGAACCCCAGCGGAAGCGGGTTTTTACTTTCCCGTCCTGTTGGAGCGGGAGCAGATCGGTTGCCATTTTTCCGGAGGCGACGGCTTCGATTTCCTTACGCACATCATCATAGTTCTTGGCAACACGTTCGGGGATATCGGTGTCGGCTACTGTGTTGTGCAGGTAGTAGACTGACAACGAAAGCATCCAACGTACCAATGTTTTGTTGCGTCCATTACCCGATCGGGAAAACTCCGTAGTTAAGTTATATCGGGCCGAAAGATTCGATTTGATATATCCGGATGCCATGTCTTCGGCATCTTCCAGTCTACCGGTGTCGCCTTCCAGCAGCATATTCAGCAACTGCGGATTGATAAAGCTGTTATAGTCTGATTGTTGTAGAAAGTCCATTGTTATCCCCTCCTTGTTGAATTATGTTTGTATTTGCCACTGCGGGCTTTAGTTTTCTTACCTAGTGACGGTTTATTAAGTTTATAGACACCGCCTTCTACGGCATCAGGACCATCATCGTGTTCTGCATCCGGAAAACCTAAAAACTGGTTCCTTATTTCCTGCATGTCCGGACTATGTTTTTCTGCCCGGTTGAAACGGAGCAAGCCGCGTTCGGCATACGCGGAAAGGTCTTCCACACGTTCCGTCTTTTCCGGTTTCTTACGCTTGTCGCCACGGATCGCGATGTTATACCCGCGCAGATCGGCTTCTTCATCATACTTCTTCAGGTGGATATCCTGGATAAAGTTTGCCTCCATCCAGTGCGGACAGGTTTTGTTTTCCGGCACTTCTTCGGCCAGATCATAATGTCCGCGAACCATTTCAGGGGTAGTACACTGACGACAAAATGCTTTGTAGATATCGAAATACTTACCGTTCTTACCGATCAGGACAATGGCCTTAAAGTCATTTTTCTTCGTGTCCTTATAGGATGGATCACAATAGGTAATAAGCTTTTCGCAGTTCTGGATTGGTGGCAGATCGGCCCAGGGTAAGTGCTCTTCACGAAAGACGCGACCGATAACTATATGCTGGTGGAAAAGTTCACGAAGAGCCAGGCGACGCCCCATATTTTCCATCTTTGTCAGGATTTGCTGGCGGGTGTAGCGTTCTTTCCAGGCGGGAACACCTTTCTCTGATAAATCCATTTCGTGAGTACGCGGATTCTCCAGGGCATATACTTTCAGATGGGTAATCGTTTCTTTTTTAGGGTCGCCTTCTTCCACATCGCCGACAATGTGCGCTAGAATACTACGTTTATGGATGCGGTTACCTATTACTACGAAACGGCTTCCTTTTGTTGGAGCACAACCATATAGATCGCCTAAAACCCAATCGGTAGCCTCGATAACACGCTTTTCATTCTTACATATTTCAGCGTCATCGATATCATCCACAATGATCAGGTTCGGACGGAGAGCGGCTTCGCGCACTCCACGGGGAGACTGGCCCCGACCAAACGCCCAGAACCCGATCCCGTCGTTGGTGACGAAGTGCCCGGTATCCCATTTGCCCGATTTATATTGTGGCCCATAATCGGCGATGTAACGTTCGTTAAACATTAATTGTTCTTGAAGGTCGGCAAGCAAGCCGTCGGCTTTATTCTCATTGGCAGACGATAATACAACACCAGTCAACTTTCCTAATGCTTTCAGGTACATGGGAAGGAAAATATCCATTATCACCGATTTGGCATGCTCGCGGGGCCATTCGCCGACGATCATGATATCTTCATTATCTACAATCAGTTTGGCACCTTTTTTATGAAACCAGCCAAAATCGGCATCCATAAAGTCTTCGAAATAATAGTGGCAGAACTTGGAAAAATCTTTTTTCAGACCGGCTATACGCTTTATTTTATTCGACTCTGTTTCCTGTTGTATAGGCTTCAAGCGGACTGTTTCCTGCATTTCAGCTAACCATTCGTTGTACTCTCGCTGTTCTTTGGGGGTCAGATTACGTTCCAGGCTCATTGTGTACCTCCTCTCTGTTCGTTAAGGAAATCATTCAATGCCGGCGCCACCTCGCGGGCCAGCGTTGGATAGTTGTCTTTCATAAACTTATTGATAAGGCGCACAATGCGCACAAGCGTTGTCCAGTCGGCTTCCTTCACCTTGATCATATTGAACAGGTCGCGGGCGCCGTCAATATCACCCTTGCTGATCAGGCGCGGTTCTCCGCCTTCCTTCTCCGCTTTGATATACTGTTCCTTCAGTTTACGGAGCGTTGCCAGTTGATAACGTACCAGGTCGCGGGTGTCTTCGTGGATCGTTTGCATAGCCATCAGGTCTTCAGTGGCTTTTTGATCCCAGGCACCATCTTTCTTCCAGCGCGTGATCGTTTGCTCGGAGCGTTGCAGGATTCGGGCGATCTCCTGTTGCGGGACACCCTCTTTAAATAGAATGTAAGCAGCTTCTTTATCGTTCATTTCGCGTACTTTTTTGAGGCAAAGGTGCCGGAAGTCAAGTCCCGAAAAAAGTAAAGTTCCAAGGTTGATAATAAAAGTTATCATCCTTGGAATTTCGTTTTGAACCCCTTGTTTTCCGGGTTTCCTTTGCCTTCGAATCAATTACGAACGAACACGAAACGAATATGCCTATTAGCAAATATGTTGACATACTAAACGAAGCGAAGAGAGAAGCCACCATGCGGCTCTTTGGTGAAATAGGCGGGCAGGTTGATGCCGACCTGTTCGCCCAGGAACTTGCCGGACTGGATCACATGGCCGACACCGTACACTTGCATATCAACAGTCCCGGCGGGGACGTGATATCAGGTCTTAGCATCGTGTCGGCCATGCAGAGCATGCGGGCGTTTATCCATGTGCATGTGGACGGCATTGCTGCCAGTATGGCCGCAGTAATCGCCATTGCAGGCGATAAAGTCAGTATGCAGGATTATGCCAAGCTGATGATACATAATCCGTATCCGTCGGATGATAGTGCCAAGATCAACGACAAAATGCGTAAGGCTTTGGGTAGCTTGACCGACACCCTGCAAACGATCCTGAGCCGCCGCGGATGTAAGAAAGAAAGGATCGGTTCCCTGATGTCGGCTGAAACCTGGTTTACTGCCGACGAAGCAAAAGCGGAAGGCCTGATCGACGAAATCGTGACCACCCCACGTAAAGAAGAATTTAAAAACCTCACGACTACGGAATTACTTGCCCGTATCGCGAACGAATATAAACCCGTAAATAACAAAGACATGGATTTAACAAAAATTGCAGCCAAGCTGGGATTATCGGCTACGGCTACCGAACAGCAGATCATCGATGCCATCCAGACAAGGGAAACGGCGCTGGCTGAACAGCGTAACGCGCTGGTGAACCATTATCTGGCCCTGGGTGAAAAGAACGGCACAGTGACTGACAAAAACAAAGAGCGCATGAAGAAACTGGCTTCCGCCGACTTCGACCTGTTTGCCGAAATGGTTACCGATGTGCAGGACGATCCGGAAGGAGACAAAGGTCAGGAAGGTATAGCCGGTACCAGGGGCATCAAACCTACCATACAGGCAACCGACCGTCTGAGTGCCGCCCTGAACGACCTGAAAGGCAAAGCCGCCGGTACTGCACAGGCGCAAGCCGGTAAAGACTGGAACTGGTATCAAAAAAACAATCCGGGCTACTTGAACGAATTGGAGAAAACAAATCCGGCACAGTTTAAGAAGCTGCTGGATGATTACGAAAACAGTTTATAACAGAGACACATGCAAGAATTACAGAATCCTATTGTAAAATGGCCGTATGGCGCAGCAACCCTTTTGCTGATGACCGCTACCGGCGTACAGGCTTTTGGCATCGTCAATAACCTGACTATTGTAGACGGTTCGTCCGTCGTGGCTACGGATAACCGTACGCTTGATCTTACCGCCGATCCCGACCTGACACCGGGAGCACGCGTGATTGTAAAAACAACTTCTACCGCTACCGAAAAATTAAATCCCGGTACCGGAGTAAAAGGCGAAGCCATTACCGGAGTAGCCGGTAAAACCTTCGTGGCTGAATATGTGTACGACGGTATCAGCTTCGTACAGACAGGTAAATCAATTCAAATCGACTAAACTATGGCAGAAATTAGAACTACGATGTACTCTAAGGAGTTACAGAAACAAATTTTCCCAGACAATGACTTTTATAAAAAGTCCGTAGCCGAAACCGGTGTAGCCGACACTACGGAAACGGTTGAGAAGCCGGTGCAAACCCCGATCGGCAAGGCAAAGGAAGGCAAACCGAAATCCCTGCCCCTGGAAATCGAAGTATCGACAGATACAAAAAAGACGTACAACACGACACTGATCTACTGTCAGCCGTTGTTGATCGATTCACAGAGCGAGTTGCTGACGAATTACAGCAAACGCCAGACAAAACAAGAACAGCAGGCTGGGGAGATGAACAATAAAATCGCCGCCTATGCTGCTTATCATTGGTCGCCGACCAAAAGTACGAACATCTTGAAAACAACCGGAGATGCACGTAAAAGCAATATCCTGGGACTGACCTCAGACCGGAAGGCCCTGACAAAGGATGATTTGCTGACGCTGCATAACCTGATGATGCGTATGAATGTCAGCGGTATTGGTGGAAAATGGTACGGCATGGTAACGCCCGACCAGTATTCCGACCTGTTGAAAGTCCCGGAGTTTGTGGATTACTACAAAACTGGTAACAGTACGAAGCTGCTGACCGGTGCGGTCGGTATCATCCTGGGCGTTGAAATCTTTGTCCGCACAACCGACGAAGGCCACAGCGGAATCCTGTATAAAGCAAACGGTACTCCGTTGCAGGGAGACTCTGAAATCAAAGACGAACTGCTGACCGGTGGCCTGTTCTGGAACGACAAGATGGTCTGCCGTGCCGAAGGCATGGTGCGCACCGTTGTCAACGAAAACGCTCCGGGTTACCTGGGCGGTACCATCATCGAATCGTTTACCCGCTTCGGTGCCGATATCATCCGTGACGACCAGAAAGGTGTAATCGCTTTATTGGAGGACAAAGCATGAGAACCAGTCAGCGCGGTATTAACCTGATCAAACAGCACGAAGGTCTTAGATTGGAGGCTTATCGTTGTCCAGCTGGAGTGTTCACCATCGGCTACGGCCATACAGCTGGGGTCCGTCGGGGAGACGTGATTGACGAGCGAAGGGCGGAACAGTTACTAGCAGAAGACCTGAAAAAGTTTGAAGCTGTGGTCAACCGTGAATGTCCCGGTATCAATCAGAACCAGTTCGACGCATTGGTATCGTTCACTTTCAACTTAGGAGAACGTAACCTGTTGAAGTCAACGCTGCTAAAATGTGTCAAAGCGAACCCGAACAACCTGAACATCCGCACTGAACTTATGCGGTGGAATCGGGCCAACGGTCAAATATTAGCCGGACTGACACGCCGGCGCAGGGCGGAAGCCGATTTGTATTTCTCTTAATCATTAAAGACGATGGAGCAACTTTTTGACATATTACGGGAATTAATAAACAACGGTTTCGGGATTTGGGGAATCATTATGTTCGTCCAAATGCGGCGATATAAGAAAGCAGAGTTGACCCGCGATATCGTTGCCGTATATCAAAAGATTGCCGAATCGAATAACGAAACATTACTACAGCAGAATGAAAAGATTATCCTTTTGGAAGAACGAGTCTCCAGGTTCATGGCTGTCATCACACGTATGGAAGGCTGCAAGTATTATGCTGGTTGCCCTGCTCGCCCTGTCGTGCAAGACTACAAAAGAAAATACTTCCCTGTCCCTTCGCGACAATCTAACCTGGAACAGAAAGGTTTCCGTCGGCCTCGCGATCGTCCCTCCGAGCCTGGCGGAGTTGACAATCCCGATGGACAGCCTCCGTAAACTGCCTGAAGGGGCAGCCTATACAAAGAAATCCGGACAGGCCACTTTGACACTGAAGATAAAAGGCGACAGCATACAGGGCACGGCCTCCTGCGACAGTCTTCAACAACTGGTCTTCGAACTTCAGGAGCAACTTCACCAGGCACGCGACCGCCTGGAGCAGTCGCAAACAGAAATAAAACCTGCCGCGAACCCGCTTAAACACTACTTATACGGCGTTTTAACAGGTATCATTTTAGTAATATCATTTTATTTATTTATCAAATACGGAAAAAAATGGCGAAATATATTTTAGGTACAAAGCTTATCAAGCATGGTACTCCTGCGGCTGATGGCGGCATGTCGGATGCTCTTAGCAAGCAATTGAAACCTTACAAGGATTCAGTAACCTTCGAAGATGAAGAAGGTGAAGTCGTAAAACATTTCCTTCAGGGAGCACGTTACCCGTTTCTGACCATTTATAATGCAGCTGGTACGACTTTAAAGTTCGGCGTACCAATGAATAACGAAAATCTGAAAGAATGGATGGGCGGTGAAATTGTGAAAGGACAATGGCTGGCCCCACGCGGTAATTACCAGACTCTCCGCAGTTTGGAACTGATGACGGAATTTGATGTCCCTATAAGGATTCCGGCCGCAACTTGTTATGGCGTGCGTAAGTTTGCCGCCAAAACAACAGATATGTCTCTGGTTGAAATAACGGCAGTCGTAGAGCTGCCGGAAAAAGCGAACGAATCTCCGATGATTATCGGTGAAGAAGAAGGTTCAGGCGCAGATGGTGGAGCATAATAACCGAAGAGTCATGGAAGAACAGAAGTTGACAGAACAACAGACTCTGGATACGGAGATCAAAACTGTTGATACTTTACTCAGTCGTGGCGTGCAGGTAGATTTGCCTGCACCCTGGCTCCTGAGGCTATTTGGAAAGAAAACGATCCCCTTTATCGTCAGCCTCCCGGACAGTGAAACGCTGCTACAGATATCAGGTCTTTACCTTCGGATGAAAAAGGCCGCCACCACTGTCGATGCCGGGACCATTGACGAAGCGCATCTGATGATCCACGAGTGCATGATACCCGCCAGCCGGATCGTTGCCTATAGCATGATGTCATATTGCACACCGCTCAGCCTGCGTAACCGCCTTCTGGCGCGATATCTTCGACGTCATCTGGATACCCGGACAATGACCGAACTTTGGATGATGATCTGTAGCATGTCGGGGGCACATGATTTTATACACTTTATCAGATCGATGTCGGGAATGAGGACGACGAAGCCGAGGACGACGACCTGAGCCAGGATGGAAAGGGAGTTAAGGGGCATATCGAAGGCTCTCATAGCCCTTTCGGATTAATCTACCAGATAGCCAAAGACACGGGATGGAGTATCGAGTATATCATGAAGATACCGTATCCCACCCTGACGATGATGCTGGCGGATGCACCTAGGTATATACGGAAGAAGGATAAGCCGATTCGGATTACTTCAAAGGAACAGCTGTTTGGGGTGTTTGGGAAGAAGGGGTAACAAGTTCATTGTTGGCATCTATGACGCAAAAGCCTAAATGCCGCTTGTTATCTTTGCTTCCATACCATTCTAAGATTTGTAACATATAGGCTCCGCTATCATCTTTGAGTAAAACGATCTTGGCTCTTCGGCGTTCTTCTGATATTTCAAAAACTGGTTCATCATTGTATGCTTTCGAAAGGAAATCTACTAACTGGTCAAATGAAACATCTGGGGCATCATCAAAATTGTAATAGATACTATTGTAGGTTATGAAGTTTTTTTTGTCCTCCAGCATAGTGTCAACCTTACTAGGATTTCCTACATGCTTACGTAAAGCTGGTTCAAGTTGACTTAACGACTGGATATGCTCTACCTGATTGCAAGCAGTCAGAAAGAAAGCAGCTATAAATAACAAAGACAATATATTTTTCATGCTACGAAGTCTTAATTCACAAATGTAATAACATTTCTCAAATGGAACCCATCAAACTTGAATTTATTGTAAAAGGTGATATCGAAAAAGAACTGGCTAAAGTCAAACTCGCCATAAAAGGTGTAGGTGATGAAAGTTATACGTCCTTTACCCGTCTGTTAAGTAGCAGTAACGACGCTTTCAATAGTATGAGTAAGGATGCCCAGCGTCATGCGCTCATCTTGCAAAGATATATTCAAAAACTCCGGCAGAATGAGGCTGCACAAGAAGCCCTATATGATAAATTTAAGAAAGGTACTGTCTCCAGTGAAGAATATGCACAGGCGCAATCCCGTTTGGCTGTACAACAAGCTGAATTAAAACAACGGGCTTCTGAATTAAGCCGGACTGTTGAACGTGAAATCCAGTTGAACAAAGCCGTTAAAGGCTCGATTGACGAAAAGAGGGTTGCTCTTAATCTTCTACGCGAAGAGTATAGCAGGCTTAATAAGGAAGAACGTGAAAATGAAAAGATTGGCGGACAGTTGTTAAGTCGTATCAGGGAACTTGACCGTGAAACGAAATCGTTAAACAATGGATTGAAAGAGGTGAAAGCCTCTTCGTCCGATTTGACAGATACACTGGAGCAAATACCTGGCCCGATCGGTGATGGTGTTTCCCAATTCAAACAATTATTATCTGCAGGTAAAGCCTTTATGTCATCGGGTGTTGGCATATTTGTCGCAGGATTGACAGCCCTTTTTTATGGATTGAAAACTGCTATTGAAGGAAGTGAGCAGGCTACCACCAAAATGAATGCAACTTTTGTCTATGCTAAAAGTATTTGGGATACCCAGAAAAAGATGCTGACCGAAGCTACTGCTACTTTATATAATCTGTTTACCGGCGATTGGGAGGCAGCAAATAAAAGTGCGCAAAGGTTCAGTGAATTGCAAATGAATCAAGTCGGCTATGCAAAAGCCAGCGCTTTAGCTTCAGAAGAACAGGTCAAAATAAATAAGTTGCAGGAGAGAAACAATGGGCTTGTATTAGCAAATACAGCAGCCATTGAGCAGTATCGTACCGGATTGATGGACGTCAATAAAACGTTTGAGGAAAGAAAGAAAATTGGTCAGGAAATCTTAAAACTGGAGAAAGAAAATGCAAATCTCAAATTAGAGCCATTATCAAAGAATTACATTAATTTCATTACTGATAACCGGGATGCTTTCACTCTTATAACCAAGCAATTTCCTGAACAAACTAAATTAGCTAATGAATATTTTAACACATTAGCTGAAGGCGGTGAACTCACCCTAGGACAGCAACATGACCTGATCAATGCTATTAATGACATTACTTCCGGAATGGATCGTGTGTGGAATGATGAACAGAAAGCCAAGTTCCGTTCCTATTTTAATGAAGCTCTTGATGTAACTAAAAATTATTACAGCAGGACCCGTGAAGTATCCACTAGCCTGAGTAACATCATCAAACAACAGGCCAACGAAGTCGCCAAGGCGAACAAAAAGACAGCCTTGGAAAAGCTACAGGAAGAAGTCAAACTCTATAAAGAGCAATACGCCATCCTGTATGCCTACGAACGCAATATGGGCAAGGAGGCGGCCGACGAAGCCTTTAAAGACCTGAAGACGAAAGGAACAGACTTTATCGCCTATCTGTCGAATAAGATCAACGAGTTGAAATCGAAAACAACCCGAACAAAGGAAGAAGATATCAACCTGGGATGGCTTGAAAAAACACGTCAGGAAGCCGCTCCGAAGCTCGACGCCTCTGCCTTTAAACACTCGATCGAAGAGAAAAAGAAACTCTATAAAAAGGATATCGACGCCTATATCGAATATCTGGATAAGCTACGCAAACTCATGGATCAGGATACCAGTACCGCCGGCACCCAGAAACGTATCATCCTCGATCTTGAAATCAAAGATCAGAAGGAAGAGCGTCAGAAACAGATAGACGATACCCTTAAACAGTATGCCGGCTATACTACCCAGATGACCAGCCTGCATACGACCTATCAACGCGACATGTCACGCTTGAATGCCCTGCTGACCAAGGCCGCAACAGACGAAGAACGTAAACGTATCCAGGAAACAATCAAACTCCGGGAAGACGGTTATAAACAATCCCTGTTACAACTGGGGGTTGAAAACGAGGACTTTTATAATGTCCTGTTCGGTGGTCTTCAGGAGGTCAGCGTTAAGACACTCCGTAAAGCCCTGGAAGATGCAGAGAAGTGGATCAAAGAGTTTGAAGCGAAAACAAAAGTCGATCCCAATTCGAAAACTGGTATCGACCTGGCCAATATAAAGACACAAATCCACTCCATCAAAACGGACGTGGATAAGGTAGGTTTCGTCTCTGCCAAAGCCCCGATGGACTTCAGCAAAGGCGTCGGAACCTGGGCTACACAGTTCCAGGACGCGGCCGCCAAAACGCTCGAAAACCTTGAACAGATTGCCGATGTGGCCCATTATATTGACGAAGACTTCGGCAACGCCATGGACACTGTTGTTGGCATCGTGGGTGGTGTCAGCGATATCGCCGAAGGCGTCATGTCCGTCTTCAAAGGCGATATCGTTTCGGCCGTCAATAAGTCGATCACTGGTACTTATAAGATATTCAAGACACTGGCCGATAACGTTAAATATAACAGACAAGTCAGACGCGATTATGAAGAGGGGTTGCTTACGACCTATGACAAAGAACTGGAATACAACAGTATCCTCCGTGAACGTCTCCGGGTACAACAGCAGATCGGTGAAACCAGTCTGCAATACTTCACTCGCCTTCAGGAAGAGTTGAAAAAGCAAAAGGTTTCAGCCAACGACGAATACAACGAAGTCTGGTCTAAACTGATGGGAGAAGAATATATCTCCAAAACCAACTACAAACATGGCACCTGGTTCCGAAAGGCAAAGACCTGGAACGATTATGAGTCTCTGTCTGGAAAGACCTACGAAGAGATAGAGAAACTGTACACCCAGGATAAACTGGAGGGAGCCGCTAAAACCCTTTTCGAACGCTTGAAGCAGCTAAAAGAGGAAGGTGCCGATGTAGTCGACATGATGGACGACTTAAAGACAGAGATGAACGAAGCCTGGACAGGGACCACCTCTTCTGCCATTTCTGACAGCATCATGCAAGGATTCCTGGACGGTAAAAAAAGTGCGATCGACTACGCTGACGACTTCGAAGATTTGATGCGGAATGCCATGATGAAATCAATTCAAATGAAGTATCTGGAAGCCCCTTTGCAAAAATGGTATGAAAAGTTTGCTCAGGATTCTGAAACAGGTTTGACCTCCGATAAGATCGCAGAACTGCGTAAGGCCTATGACCAGATTATCGAAAGTGCCGCCAAGGAAGCTGAGAACCTGGAAAAGATCACCGGCATAGGCATGGCTACCGGAGAAGCAGGACGGACAGCGGTTGCCAAAGGGATAACATCTGTGAGTCAGGATAGTTTCGATGAATATTTAGGACGTGTGTATGCACTGCAATACATTACAGCCAACATAGACAAAAACGTGACAGATATCCAGCTTCAGCTTTATAAAGCAGCCGAAAAATGGATACAGATCGAAGAGAATACACGCTATTGCCGGAAACTGGAAGAAATTGAAAAGTACATGAAAGAGATGAAAAACGGCATAAGCACAATGGTTAACAACGGAGTTTTAATGCGTAAACAACAATGACAGGAGCCTTTTACATAGATGGAATAGATATTTATACTCGCTACGGTGTCGTGATCATCGAAGGTGGATATAACGACCTGTTATGTTTTCCCGCCCTCAAAGCCCCGGAATATAACGACTGGCCCGAAGAGGACGGAATAGAAGTCGATCTGGATGCGCCGATGTTGGAAGCAAAGGAGATAACGGTGTCGTTTGCCTGTAATGGCATTAATACTTCTGATTTCATCTATATTGTCAGCCAACCCGGATATCACACTCTCCGGATCGCAGAGCTGGAGAAAGAGTTCCGGTTGCGTCTACTGACACAAACAGCACTAAAAGATTATAGTCGCGCTGCTACCTTCAGCCTGAAGTTTGCCGACGACTACCCCGGTCGCTCTGAAAGCTACCCACCACCGGAAGGTAGTGGTCTTTCCCTTCCTGTTTCGGAATATGAAATAGACGATGTGCCTTTCTCAAAGTATGGTATTGAGGTCATAGGAGGATGGGATGATCTACAAAAATCTCCGACGGTCAAACAGAACCTTACCCGTTCTTTTACCACTTCCGACGGACAACTTTACGACGCGGATCATGTTGTTTTCAGCAGCAAAGAAACAACGCTTAATTGCTCTTTAAGTGCTGTTTCAATGTCAGAGTTCTGGAAGTGCTATACAGCATTCTTTAATGATTTGATTCAACCGGGAGAACGCCGACTTTATTGGGACTATACCGGGGAAGAGTACCCCTGCTACTATAAGAAATCATCCGGATTCAATGTAGCAAGCTTTTGTGATCCTGTTGTGATGGAATTTAATCTGACGTTGGTCTTTACAGTGTTCAGGATTGGTGAAACTGAATACCTGCTTTCCACAGAAACCGGAGAATTGCTGGAAACTGAAGATGGTGAATATTTAATTGATATGAAGTGATATGGGTAGAAAAAGAATAAAAGTAAGTGAATTGACACCGGCTTTCTCTTTGGCGGGCTATTATGCTTTCGGTTATAAACTGATTAATGGCCAACGAACAAGTGTAAAACTTGATTTAAGCTACGTTCAGGAGGCCTACGAAAAAACGGTTGATGCGACAGAAAAGGCTAATGAAGCTATCGCCAACACAAATAAGGCTAAAGAGGAAGCGAATGCAAAGATGGAACAAATCGAGCAGGAAGCAAATCAGAAAATAGCCGACTTGACAACCTTTGAAACCACGGCCAAAGAGCAGGAGGCAGATCGTGTAGATGCCGAAAAGAAACGAAAAGCCGAGGAAGGAATACGGAAAACCGACGAAGCAGCCCGGGTCTCTGCCGAGGAACTGCGTGAACAGGGTGAGTCGAATCGTATAGCTGAAGAGGGTAAGCGTGTGTCCGCAGAAGAAATCCGTGACAACGCAGAGCAGGCCCGCATCAGGGAAGAAGGAACCCGGAATACGCAGGAACAGGCTCGTGAGGATGCCGAAGACGCCCGTGTTTTGGCTGAGAAAAACCGCGTTACTGAAGAAGGTAAGCGCGATGCTGCCGAAGCTTTACGTAATCAGTCTGAACAGACCCGTGTTACGGAGGAAGGAAAACGTGATATTGCTGAACAGAATCGTGTAGCGTCGGAAGTTGGTCGTGGGGATGCTGAAAAATTACGTATCTCTGCCGAAACAGGACGAGATGAAGCTGAAAAACTGCGTGTATCTTCTGAGGCGGACCGAAAGACGGAAGAAGGTAAACGCGATGCAGCAGAGCGAGCTCGTGAGGATGCCGAAGCTGCTCGCGTTGAAGCCGAAAGGCTCCGTGTTCAGGAAAGCCGGGAGGCTATAGATAAAGCCGAATCCTCTGCCGGATTAGCGGACTTGGCGGCGGCTGCAGCCCAGGAGACAGCCGATCATCCGACCTACGTTGGCGACAACTATTATATCTATAAGTGGAACAAGGAGACAAAGGCTTATGATAAGACGGATATTTTTGTCAAAGGTGACGCTTTTTCGATCAAAAAGGTCTATCCATCCATCTCTAAAATGGAGGCAGACTTGAATAATCCAGAAATCAAAGAAGGCCATTTTGTTCTTATCAATACGAATAATGTAGAAGATCCTGACAATGCGCAGTTGTATATCAAAACGTATAATGAAGAGACAGGTGTTTTTTCTTATGAATTTGTGGTTGATATGTCTGGTGCAATCGGTTTCACCGGCAAGACTCCGCAGTTTTCGATCGGAAATGTATCAAAAGGTGATGAGCCTGCCGTATCGTTGTCTCCTGACGGGACAGATGCGGACGGTAATCCCAAATATAAACTGAATATCGTATTACCGAAGGGAGATACTGGTAATGTCGGTCCCATTGGTCCGGTAGGCCCAGAAGGCAAACAAGGGCCAATAGGTCCGAAAGGTGATACCGGGGCCGCATTTACCTATGATATGTTTACTCCGGAACAGCTAGCCTTATTGGTAGGTCCTGTCGGTCCAATTGGCCCGAAGGGTGAAAAGGGCGACAAAGGTGATAAAGGTGACAAGGGAGATCAGGGGATACAAGGTATTCAGGGGCCAATCGGTCCCAAAGGTGAGATCGGGGCGACTGGCGCTAAAGGGGCAACAGGGGCAAAGGGTGATACCGGTGCACAGGGTCCGCAGGGGTTGCGTGGCGAAAATGGTGTATCCTGTGATTGGCAATGGTCCGGCACTAGTTTGCGTATCTACGGTGCATCCGGATGGAGTAGCTATGTAAATCTACAAGGTCCTCAAGGTCCGAAAGGTGATGCCGGGGCTAAAGGAGCTACCGGCGCAGCAGGTGCAGCGGGAACAAATGCAACGATCACCGGTGCATCTGCGACTGTTGATGCCAATGTCGGTACGCCATCTGTTACAGTCAGTCTTGGTGGTACAGCTTCAGCTAGAACCTTTGCATTTACATTCAAAAATTTGAAAGGAGCTACCGGAGCAACGGGTGCAACCGGCCCTGCCGGAGCAAAAGGAGCCACTGGTGCGACAGGACCGGCAGGTAAGAATCTGGAATTTACCTGGAACGGATATACGTTAGGTATTCGTCAACAAGGACAGACTGCGTATACTTATTCCCAGAGTCTTCGTGGTGCGACCGGTGCAACCGGACCGCAGGGCCCGAAAGGCGACAAAGGAGATACAGGTGCACGCGGTGCAACTGGAGCAACCGGACCGCAAGGTCCGAAAGGCGATACTGGAGCGCGTGGAGCAACAGGTCCTCAAGGTCCTCAGGGGCCTGCAGGCGCATCCGGAGCAAACTGGAATGGTGGGACCGTTGGTACAAATATAATTATCAGTCGTAGTTATCCCACTCTATACTTACGTGACAGTAATAGTGAATGGCAAATTCAGAACTCACCTTCAGAAGGAGTGAATTACTGGTATAATTCAAGCCAAAAA